CCATTAGCCGGCGGGCACCCCCACCCCCGGCTAATGGGTCCTCCCGGACCCACCGGGGCTAGGGGGTAATTCGGGCCCCGCCTTTTCGTTATGTATGACCCAAATTCGGAGGTTGGTTGTTGTTTAGTCCATGACAAATCCAACGATTACCCGACAGCCGTTCTGGCTGAACAAGAAACGCATGGCCGAAAGCCTCGGGATTTCGGTTACAGCCTTTGACAAATGGGGCGTCGTGCCGGTCGCAAAGATCGGCCGAGAGTCGTTTTATGACGTTCGTTCGGTGGTGGATAACCGCCTGCAGCACCAGAGCGGGAAACAACAACTTGGCGGCGACGATATCGACCCTCTCGCTGAGGCCAAGCTGTTGCAAGAGCGCCTGCGCCTGACCAGAGAGCAGGCCGACGCCCAAGCGATGCGCAACGAGGTTAAGCGCCGCAACCTGGTGCCGGTCGATTTCGTGACGTTCGCCCTAAGCCGGATCACCAGTTTGATCGGCTCAACCCTCGACACCGTGCATACCAAGGTCAAGCGCAAGCATCCCGATATCGAGCCTCGACACCTTGAGGCAGTGCAGCGGGAGGTCGCCGTTACGCGTAACGAAACGGCAAAGCTAAACGAGCGACTGCCGGAGATTCTGAATGAGTTCATTTCCGCCATGGATGACGACGGAGGCTGACCCGCCATGGCTGAAGCCGCTGGCCGAAGCGATCAAGGTCGGGCTTTCGGCGTTGTACAAAGAGCCGCCCATGACCGTCGTGGAATGGGCGGACAAGCATTTTTACCTGTCGTCGGAGTCCTCCTATCAGGAGGGGCGATGGACAACGGCGCCGTTTCAGGTGGCCATTCTCAATGCGATGGGCAATGACCTGATCCGCGAAGTCAACTTCGTGAAGTCGGCCCGTCTCGGTTACACCAAGATGCTGATGGCGTTCATCGGCTACCTGGTGCAGCACAAAAAGCGCAATGTGCTGATGTACTGCCCCACCGAGGGTGACGCCGAGGGCGTCATGAAACGCCACATTGAGGGCATGATTCGTGACGTTCCGGTGGTCCTCGATCTGGCGCCCTGGTACGGCATGAAGCACCGCGATAACACCCTGGAGGCTAAGTGTTTCTCCAACCGCAAAATGCTGTGGTGCTTGGGTGGCAAGGCGGCGCGCAACTATCGGGAAAAGAGCCCGGACACCGTCATTTACGACGAGCTGTCGAAGTTTGACGAGGATATCGAGGGTGAGGGTGCGCCGACGTTCCTGGGCGACAAACGCCTAGAGGGCGCCACCTTCAAGAAGTCGATCAGGGGCTCAACGCCGACCGAGGCCGAGAAGTGCCAGATCACCCGTGCCGCCATTGAGTCGCCACATGACCTGCGGTTCAACATCCAGGCGCCTTGCTGCGGCAACGAGCTGGTTCTGGCGTGGGGTGGCAAAGACGAGCCGTTTGGCATCAAGTGGCGGCTCAATGACCGTCATGAGGTCGAAGCGGCCTGGTATTTGTGCCCACATTGCCAGGGCGGTACGTTCGAGTATCACGAAATGGTTACGGCGGCCGAGGTAACCGGCCGATGGGTCTGCGAACGCTCGGGCATCTGGACGCGGGACAGCATGGAGTGGTTCGACGCTGGTAGAGCGCCGACCGTGACGCCGCGCTCGGTGACATTCAGTGTGTGGACCGGTTATTCGACGTTTACCACCTGGGTCGATATCGCGACCGACTTCGTCAAAGTCGGCAACGACCGGGGCAAGCTGAAAACTTTCGTCAACACCACGCTAGGTGAGGTGTGGGAGGAAAACCTGGCCGAGAAAGTCGACTGGGAACAGCTGCGCGATCGTCGCGAGGTCTACGCTGCCCAGGTGCCGGCGCGCGCCTTGGTTTTGACAGGGGGTGTCGACACACAAGACGACCGTTACGAGCTTCGGGTGTGGGCGTTCGGCAAGGACGAGGAAAAGTGGCTGGTTTACCGTCGCGTGTTGACGGGCGACCCGGCCAGTGCCGAGCTGCTGCGACAAGTCGGATTGGAACTGCATCGACAGTTTACCCGCGTCGACGGCACCCAAATGGGCGTTCTGCGGTGGTGCTGGGACTCCGGCGGCCACCATTCGGAGACGGTGCGGGCGCAAAGCCGCAAGCACGGTTTGCACTGGGTGATCCCGATTTTCGGGGCCAGCACTTACGGTAAGCCCATCGCCAACTTCCCGCGCAAAAAGGACAAGAAGTCGAAGACCTACCTTACCGAGGTCGGTACCGACAACGCCAAAGAGGTCATTTACAACCGCCTCAAGCTGCAGCCGGACGGCAATCGTCCGGTACCGGGCCTGATCCACTTTCCGGCCGACGATTCGATCTGCGACGACGATGAGCTTAAGCAGCTTACCAGCGAGACCAAGAAATGGGTGCTGGTAAAAGGGCGGCGCGTGTTGCGCTGGGATGCCAGCAAGAAACGAAACGAAGCGCTCGACTGCCTGGTGTACGCCTTGGCGGCGCTGCGTATCAGTCAAGAGCGTTTCGGCCTCGACCTCGACCTGCTGGCCAGCCAGAACCCGGACACGGGGGTTTGGGAGGTGCCGGCAGAACCTGCACAGGCGGCGGAGCCGGACGAGCCCCCAGTGCCGGCCGCTTTGCCGCCGCCGGCGCCGGTGGCGCCGCAACCAGACCACCAGCCAGCCGCCGGCGGCTGGGTTGATACCGGAGATAACGGATGGCTGAGATAGAGCAAGGCGCCTACACGGCCCGGCAGATGGTCCAGTTTTATATGCAGGCTGAGGTCGAATTTGTCACCGGCGGCAAAGACGTACAGTTTGGCAATCGTCGAGTCGTCTTCGAGAGCCTGCAGCAAATCATTGCCGGGCGGATGCACTGGGAGCGCCGCGCCGCATCTGAGGCGCGCGGGGGGCGTCCGGGCTTTGCCCTGGCGACCTTTAGTTGAGCGGCATGAACCTGCTGGACAGGGCGCTTGCGCCGCTGTTTCCGGGCATGGTGGCTGAGCGCTTGAGGGCGCGTAACGTGATCATGGCGTTTGAAGCCGCCAAGCCAACACGGACCCACAAGGCCAAAAAGCAGAACGGCAGCGCTGACCGTTCGCTGAATCACACGCTCAAGTCCATGCGCGAGCAGTGCCGCAAACTGGACGAGGATCACGACATTGTCACCGGGCTGTTTGATCGCCTGGAGGAGCGCGTGGTGGGCGGTTCGGGTATCGCGGTTGAGCCGATCCCCCTGCACCTGGATGGCACAGTGCACCGCGAGTTCGCGGCCGCTATCAATTCGCTGTGGGGGGAGTGGTCGCTAAAGCCCGAGGCCTCTGGCGAACTGACCCGGCCGCAGATGGAGCGCCTGGTGTGCCGCAGCTGGCTGCGAGATGGCGAGGCGCTTGCCCAGGAACTGATGGGCAAAGTGCCGAACTATCAGTATCTGCACGGCGTGCCTTACGCCTTGGAGCTGCTGGAGGCGGATTATCTGCCGGTCGAATACACCGACGACTCCAAGGGCATCGTCCAGGGCATCGAGCGCAACGGGTGGCGTCGCGTGCAGGCTTACCACCTGTACAAGGCGCACCCTGCAGGGCTGCGCGGCACCTTGGCGCAAAACACCAAGCGCGTGCCAGCTGAGCAGGTGATTCACGTTGCCTACCGCAAGCGCATTGGCCAAAGCCGTGGCCAGCCGCTCCTGCACGCGGTCCTGATCCGCCTGGCGGATATCAAGGACTACGAGGAAAGCGAGCGGGTGGCGGCGCGGATCAGTGCGGCGCTGGCCATGTACATCAAGAAAGGCACCCCTGACGACTATGTGCCGGCTGGCCCTGGTGAAACGCGGGCCGAGCGAACATTCCCTATTGCGCCTGGCGTAGTGGTCGACACCCTGTTGCCGGGTGAAGACGTGGGCATGATCGAAAGCAACCGGCCGAACCCGTTCCTTGAGGGGTTCCGCAATGGGCAGCTCAAAGCTGTAGCGGCCGGTACACGCGGCACCTATTCCAGCGTGGCGCGCAGCTACGACGGTACGTATTCGGCGCAACGCCAGGAGCTGGTCGAGGGCCAGCTGGGTTACGACCTGCTGCAGCATGAGTTCATCGACTACTGGTGCCGCCGTGTGTACCGCAACTGGCTGCGCATGGCGATCCTGAGCGGGCAGCTAAAGGTGCCGCCAGACGTGGACCCTCGGACGATATATGGCGCGTTCTATCAAGGGCCTGTGATGCCGTGGATCAACCCGGTGCACGAGGCTGACGCCTGGGAAACGCTGATCAAGATCGGTGGTGCTGACGAGGCGGAAATGGCCCGCTCGCGTGGCCGCAACCCGTCCGAGCTTAAGGCGTCTCGCAAGTCCGAGATTGCCGCCAACCGGGCAGACGATCTGGTGTTCAGTTCGGATGCCTACCACGAGTATTACGGGAGAAACCAACCCAATGAGCAAACGAAGAAAGCGGGCAAGGCTGCCCGTCCTGGGGCCGCGCGGGGCGGTGGCGACGACGGCTGAAACGGCCGCCTCCCAGACCTGGTACACGCTGCGCGCGTCCAGTCAGCGCGGCGTGGTTGACCTGATGCTGTACGGCGAAATTGGCGCTTGGGGTATCTCGGCCAACCAGTTCGCCCGCGATCTGAAAGCCCTCGGTGACGTGTCACAGATCAATTTGCACGTTCACTCCCCAGGCGGGGACGTGTTCGAGGGTATGGCCATGTACAACCTCCTGCGCAACCACCCGGCGCGCGTGGAGGGCACTGTGGACGGCCTGGCCGCTTCCATGGGGAGCGTGATCCTGATGGCTTCCAACGTTATCCGCATCCCCGAAAACGCCATGATCATGGTGCACAAGCCCTGGGGCATCCAGGGCGGTGACGCGGACGAAATGCGCCGATACGCCGACCTGCTGGACAAGGTCGAGGATTCCCTGGTGGCGGCGTACACCAACAAGACCGGCAAGACCGCCGACGAGGTCAAGGAGCTGCTTTCCGCTGAAACGTGGATGACCGGCGCCGAGGCTGTCGAGCTGGGCTTTGCCGATGAATTGGTGGGGGCGTTGGATGCCTTCGCCGCTCTCAACTCTCAACGCATGCAGGAGTACACCAACATGCCCACCGCTGCACAACCGATGTTCGCCCCGCGCGGTCAAACCCAGCCACCGGCGCCGGTGAACCAGCCGACCCCGCCGGTCAATCAGCCGACCCAGCCCCCGGCGAACGAAACCCCGGCGCAGATCGAGGCCCGCGTGCTGCAGGCCGAAGCCAACCGCCGTACCAGTATCACCGCCGCGTTTGCCATGTTCCCCACCGTCGAGGGTGCGGCAGCCCTTCGTGACGAGTGCCTGAACGACACCAATTGCAGCGTAGAGTCGGCCAACGCCAAGCTGCTGGCCCATATGGGCAAGTCGACCACCCCAACCGGCAGCCAGGCGCCCGGCCAGCACGGCCATATTTCCAACGGCAACCTGGTGGGCGACTCGGTGCGCGCTGCCTTGGCCGGCCGAGTTGGCCAGGCCGAGAACGAGGCAGACAACGCCTATAACCACATGAGCCTCAAGGAACTGGCCCGCGCCTCGCTGACGGATCGGGGCCTTCTGGTGGCTTCGCTGAATCCCATGCAGATGGTCGGTATGGCCTTCACCCATGACGCCAGCGACTTTGGCAATATCCTGATCGACATTGCCGGCGCCTCGGTGCTGGCTGGCTGGGACGAGGCGCCGGAAACCTTCCACCTGTGGACCAAGCGCGGCCGCCTGAGCGACTTCCGCACCGCCAAGCGTGTAGGCATGGGGTCGTTCCCGAGCCTGCGTGAAGTGCGCCCAGGTGCTGAGTACAAGTACATCACCACCGGCGACCGTGGCGAAACCATCAGCCTGGCGACCTACGGTGAACTGTTCTCGATCACCCGTCAGGCCATCATCAACGACGACCTCGATATGCTGAGCAGCGTGCCCTACAACATGGGGCTGGCTGCACGCGGCACTATCGGCGACCTGGTCTATGCGGTCCTGGTCGACAACAAGCCGATGAGCGACAAGAAAGCGCTGTTCCATGTCGACCGCAAAAACCTGTTCACCGGTGCCGGCTCGGCACTGTCGATTGAGTCGATGATTGCCGCCAAGAACGCCATGGCCACGCAAAAGGCGCAGGTTGAGGGTGGAAAAGCCCGCACCCTGAACATTCGCCCGGCTTTCCTGTTGTGCCCTGTGGCCCTGGAAGACCGCGCCAAGCAGCTGATCCGCTCTGCCTCGGTACCCGGCGCTGACGTAAACGCCGGCGTCGATAACCCGATTCGCAACTTCGCCGAGGTGATCGCCGAGCCGCGTCTGGACGATGACTCGGCCAAGACCTGGTACCTCGCGGCGGCGCAGGGGCGCGACACTATCGAAGTGTCGTACCTGGATGGCGTCGACAAGCCGTATATGGAGCAGCAAGAAGGTTTCGGCGTCGACGGCGTGGCTACCAAGGTGCGGATCGACGCCGGCGTTGCTGCGCTGGATTCGCGCGGCCTCAACAAGTCTGTCGGCGCGTAACCGCGGATCACCCCCAAGCACCCCGCCTATGCGGGGTTTGTTGTTTCTGGACAGGAGAAAATGGCCATGGCCAAGAACTATGTACAGGGTGGCGGCAGCATCAGTCTGCCGGCCCCCACCGGCGGCTCGGTTGCCGGCATTCCCCAGGTGATCGACAGTCTCGCGGTAATGCCGTTGCAATCCGGCCCTAAAGGTACGCCCATTACCTACCGTACCTGCGACGTGTGGCGAGTGCCGTCGACGCCGGGACTCAAGGTCGGCGCCAAGGTAAGCGTACTCAACGGCACCCTGGTGGCCGACGGCACCCCGGACTCGAAGCCCTACGGCAAGCAGCTGAGCGACACCGTCGACGGCTTCGCCGACGTGCTGATTGTGCAGTAATGGCCCGCCCGAGCTTTCGCGAGCGCATGGCTTTCCGTACAGGGCGAATCCTCGAGCGGGTAGGCGATAGCGCAACGCTTGAAGATGGCAGCAAGGTGCTGGGCGTATTTAGCAACCCGGCCCTTGATCCCCAGTTGGGCAGCAAGCGCATGGCCAAGGGCGTCGACGCGGCCGAGCTGGACGAGCCACGGTTTACGGTGCTGTCGGCCATCGCTGAGCGTTTGCCCAGGGGGGCAGCCCTGACCGTCGAGCTACCAGCCCATGAGGGCGGTGGCCCTTACACCGTGGTGCGGCCCGAGCCTACCGGCGACGGCATGGTTGCCCTGGTGCTGGAGGTGAAGCATGCAAGAACCGCCGATATCTTCTGATGACCCGCCGGTGATCCCCAGCGAGTTAAAGCAGTTGCATGACGCGATGACTGCCACCCTGCAGGCGAATCTCCCGCAGTTTCAGCTGATCGAGGCTTACCCCAAGCTGATCAAAGAGGGCATGAAGCTGCCGGCGTTGCTGTTCGCGGCGACCAACTTTGCCCCCGGCGATGATCCGGGCGACGGGCGCCTGTGCCTCAAGGTGACGTTTGAGGCGCTGGTTATGCTGGAGTCCAGCCGTGCCTTGGCGCCGCTGCAGGCGGCCGTTCTGGCCAGCAAGCTGATGCAGCAATTGCGCCTGCAGTATTGGGATATGGATTTCGTCGGCCCGACCGAAAACGTGGAAGCCATGCCGGCGGAGTTCGCTCCCCAGTTGGCCCGCTGCGTAGGCTGGGCGGTGCAATGGCAGCAGGACGTTTACCTGGGTGAAACCGAATGGCCCTGGGAGAACGAGCCGCCGGGCTCGCTGGTGTTCGCCTTCGATCCTGATAGTGGTCCCGGTAACGAGGGCCAGTATCGCGAGCCGGAGGCCTTGGCATGAGTTACGCCGCGGCCCAGTTGGACCGCATGCTAGCCGGCCTGGTGATCCCCTGTTACGTCGTGGGGGTGGATCTGGTGGCCGCCAAGGTGCGGGTCACCGATGGCGGCGATTGGACCAGTGCCTGGGTGCGCTGGCATGCCATCGCCGCCGGTAAGGCGCGCCACTGGCGTGCGCCGAGCATGGGCGAGCAGGGCGCGCTGGTGAGCCCTAGCGGCGAGCCTGCGCAGGGTACGTTCATTCCTGGTTTGTATGGCAATGCCGGCGCCCAGCCGGACAACCGCGACCATGTCGAGGTGTGGCGTTTCGATGATGGCGGTTCCCTGGTCTACGACTGGGCGGCCAATAGCTACACCATCAAGCTGCCCACCGGCACGGTCAACATCGAGGTCGGTGGCAGTAAGGCAGTGCTGACCGACAACGCAATCACCGCCAAGTCTACCGCGATCAGCGCCGAGGCCGAGAGCATCACGGCTAAGGCAACCCAGATCACCCTGCAGGGTGCTGTCCAGATCGACGGAGCGTTACGCGTAACGGGCGACATTCTCGGCCTCGGGAAAATCATCGACACCGGCGGCAATACCGCCAACCACAAACACTGACAGCCCGCTCTCGCGGGCTTTGTCTTTTCTGGAGCATGACTTTATGGCAGTCAAGAAAACCGCCGCGACTGATGTGGCAGCGGATGCGGGCGAGCCCGCAGCAGTACCTAGCGTGACCTTTGCCGACCGCGCCTACACCTCGCGCTCGCTGTTCCTGCAGGCCGGTGACGACCTGCGCGAGTTAAAGGTGCTGGCCGGCCGCGTGACCGTCCAGGCCGACGACGACGAGGCGCTGGCGTTCCTGGGCGGTCACGCCGACCTGCAGCGCTTGGACGGCTAACCATGATTGGCGTGGACCGGCGAACCGGCCAGCCACTTTCGGGCCTCGATCACCTGAAACAGTCGATTGAGGACATTCTGACCACCCCCTTGGGTAGCCGGCGCATGCGGCCGGACTACGGCAGCAACCTGCGCCGCTTTGTCGACCTGCCGGTTAACGAGGGCTGGAAAAGCGCTGTGCAGGCCGAAGTCGCCCGCGCCCTGGGCCGCTGGGAGCCGCGCGTCCAGCTGGAGCGCGTCAAGGTGATTTCCGTGCTCGATGGCCAGATTGGTCTGGAACTGACAGGCCAGTACCTGGGCAACTCGGCCGTCGTGGAGGTGAGAGCATGATTGACCTGTCTTTGCTGCCCCCGCCCGATGTGGTGGAAACCCTGGACTTTGAGACGCTGTATCAGGAGGTGCTGGGCATCTTCCGTGGTCACATGGGCGACCAGTGGACGGCGCTGTTGGAGTCTGAACCGGTCGTCAAGCTGATGGAGGTGATGGCCTACCGTGAGCTGCTGATGCGGGCGCGCGTCAACGCGGCGGCCAAGGCCAGCTTGCTTGCTTATGCCAAGGGGGCCGACCTGGACAACCGCGCCGCCGACTACGACGTGCGGCGGCTGACGATCCGTGCGGCCGACCCCGATGCAGTGCCGCCGGTGGCGGCGGTGATGGAAGACGACGATGCGTTGCTCTATCGCACGCGGCTGTCGCTTGAGGCGCTATCGGTGGCCGGAAGTCGTGGGGCGTATGAGTACCATGCCCTAAGCGCTTCGGCCGAGCTGGCTAACGTATCGGTCGACTCACCCCGATTTACTGGGGTGGCGCTCGATGCCGCAGTTAGAGCACTGCTGCCGGATGGAGCCATTGTGGTGGTCTGCGACTACGACGCTGGTCTGGCCAACCCGCTACCCGGCGACGTGTCGCTGGCCATCCTGCCAAGGCTGGATAGCGCCACGCTGCCGGCGCAGCTGGTTACCACCGTGCAGGCGGCGCTGTCGGCTGAAAGCGTGCGTCCGGTCACTGACCGACCGCGCGTGCAGGCGGGTACGCCGACCGATTTCAAGGTGCAGGCCGTCCTGCACGTTGAGGCCGGACCAGATCCGGCGGTGGTCAAGGCGACAGCCCGCAAAGGCCTGGACGCGGCCATAGCTGAGGCGCGGCGCCTTGAGGGGCAGCTGCCGCTTTCAGCGATCTACGCGGCGTTACACGTAACGGGCATTAGCCAAGTCGACCTGGTGTACCCAACGGAAGGCATCGCGTGTGACAAGCGGCATTACCCCAACTGCACGTCAATCGCGCTGACCACGCAGGTGGCGACGTGAGCCTGTTGCCGCATAACGCCACCCTGCTGGAGCGCTCGCTGGAGGCGGCCAGCGAGCAGGGCATTGACCCGGAAATCATCCGGGGCATTGCCGACTCGACGCGCTGCCCGCCCGACTTCCTGCCGTGGCTCGGTTGGGCCTGGAAGGTCGAGGGCTGGGAGGCGGCCAACACCACCGCCCAGCGCCGCGAGCTGGTCCGCGAGGCGATCCCGGTCCACAAGACCAAGGGCACCGTCGGCGCGATCCGGCGGGTGCTCAAGGCGGTGCGGGTCAATGCGGATTTCAAGGAATGGCACCAGATCCCCAACGCGGCCCCGTACACGTTTCAGGTCACGGCCTGGGCGAACGAGAACAGCGAGGGGGAGGGCTCGATTATCTCGCCGCAGCTGGGGGCGCGTTTGCGCGCCCTGGTCGACGCGGCCAAGAACGAGCGCAGCCACTACGAGTTTCGCCTGGGCGCGCGCTTTGACGGCGGCCTGCTTTTTGCCAATGCCGGCCGAGCGCGCGGCCTGCAGCGCCTGACTGTGAATGCCCAAGCGGTGCAGATCGACGTGGCGGTGCAGGGCCTGCAGTTTGCCAACGCCACCCGGTCGCTTGGCGTGTCTCGGCGTTCTGTCGAGGCCCTTGGCGTGCCGATCAATGCTGAATCGGGCTTTGTGGTCGCCAGTGCGACCCGTGCCCTAGTCGTCGTGCGCAGCACGATGGAGGCTCTTCTATGAGTACCCCGTTACAACCCGTGATCACCAAGGCGGGGCTGGCCGCGATCCTGCGTGCTGATAACACCGGCATCGCGGCGCAGATCACCCATATTGCCCTGGGCACCTCGGGCTACACGCCATCGGCCGACCAGAAAAGCCTGGTTGCGCAAACGGCCAAGTACCCGATTGCCGGGGGCGAGCGCCTGAGCAGTACCTTGCTGCACCTGACCGCCCTGGCCGATGGCGACCGCGCTTTTTGGGTGCGGGAAATCGGCTTTCTGCTGAGCGACGGCACCCTGTTGGCGGTGTGGTCCGATTCATCTACCCCGCTGGCCTACAAGTCGGCGGACACCGACTTGCTGCTGGCCTATGACCTGTCGCTGGCGGCGCTGCCGGCGGACAGCGTGACGATCATCAGCAACGAGGCCGGGCTGAGTCTGAGCTTGGCCGGGCCGCTGGCTGCGCAGGCGCAGGCATTGATTGCCGAGCAGCTGCGCGGCCTGCAGCAGCAGGACCAAGCTGACGCCCAGGCCGCCAAGCAGCGCATTGCTGGCGAGCAGATTGCCAACCTGTTGCAACGCATGAAGGCCGCTGAGCAGCGCCAGGACACTGACCGCGACAACCTGCTAAGCGCGGTGGTCTGCAACGCCGCCGGGGTGATCGCCCTGCAAACCCTTGTTGTTCAACATATCCATGGAGCATAAGACGCTATGAGTCTTGAGACTGACGTTGCCAACCTGGTGACCAAAGCCACCCAATTGATCGATTACTTCAACGGCAAGAAGACCGGCATTGACGCTGCTGTGGCGGCTGCAATTGCAGCGGTCCCGGCGATGAGCAAGACCTTCTATGTCGATTCCGTCGCTGGCATCGATACCAATGACGGCAGCCTGAGCGCGCCACTGAAAACCATTGATAAGGCGGTGGCGAACACGCCGGCAGGTGGAATCTGCGTGGTTAACCTGGTCAATGACTACACCATGACTGGGACCATCACCAACAGCTTGCAGCTTTTGCATATCAAAAGTTCGCTCTCGCAAACAAAGCGCAAGCTCAACCTCGGCTACTACCTGCAAGAGAGCGATTACCGGCTGGCCGGGTTTACCTTCGGTACGGGCGGTACGGTGATGCTGACCGACATTACGCTGGGCTTTCCTTCTATCGCAGGGCTGAACCCGGCGCCGCAGCCGTTCTACAACACGTTTTTCAAAACGGGGTCCGTGGCGGGTATTCCGTTGATTGCGGTGAAGATGAGCCGCTGTGATGTGCAATCGGCCGCTGATGGTACGGGAGCACTGTTTGTTCGGCTGTCGTCTGCTGTGGCTCTGATGGTGGCAGAAGTGACGTTCCCGTCTGGCTTTGGAGGTCGTTACATCTCTGGTATTGCCTCGGGCGCAGACCCCAAGGCCTACGCAGATATCATCACTAACCTGACCGCGCTCTAAGCGCTTGGACTTCACGACATGCAAACCCAAAACATCAATGTGGATTTTGGTGGCCAGTCTTATGTTGGCTTTGGCTTCCACTCGTTGCCCTTGGCGCCCGCCCTGTTGGTCGCAGCCCAGCAGATCGACCAAGCCGCCGATCAAGCGCGAAGCGCCGTGCTGGGAGACCCGCTGCGCGCCGTGGAATACCGCCTGACCGCCGAGCAGGCCGAGCGCTTTGCCGCTTCCGACTGCGTTGGCCCGGTGCCGCCAACGGTGCAAGCCTGGATGGATGCCGCCGACCTCGATGCCCGGGCGGCCACCGACAGCATTCTTGCCGAGTCCCGCGCCTGGGAGGCGGCGATTTATACCATTCGCTCCGAGCGCCTGAAGGGCAAACAGGGCGTGCTCAAGGCCACCAGCCACGAGCAGGCCGAGGCGCTAGCAGATGCGGCTATTGCCGCGATCAAGGCCAGCATTCAGGGCGTTGGCAACGCCGCCTGACCTGATCGTCACCCGTAAAACCCCAAGGGCCGCTAAGCGGCTTTTTTTGTGCCTGGAGGGCACGCATGAATCGAACCCACTTCGAGCACGTCCTGGCGGCGTTGCTGATCATGGGCGCCCTGTGGGGCGTCCTGGCCCTGCTGGGCGTGCCCGCTGGCCACTGGGCCGGCGCCGCTGCCGGCATCTTCTTTTTCGCTGGTCGCGAGTACACCCAGGGCGAGCGCAACCTGGCGCACGTCGAGGCGGTGCACCTGGCCAATCTGCGCTGGTACGACGGCCTGCGCATCTGGCGATGGACCGTAGACGGTCGCCTCGACTTCTTCTGCCCGCTGGTGGCCTGCCTGATCGTGGCGCTGCTGGTCGAGGTGCTGCAGATCCTGCAGCGCTGACAGTTTTATTTCTCCCATCCTCGGGCCGCGCATGACGCGGCCTTGTGCTTTCTGGAGTTTCAAATGTCTGGATTCTTTCACGGCGTTACCGTAACGAACGTCGATACCGGCGCGCGCAATGTCGCGTTGCCGTCGTCCTCGATCATTGGCCTGGTTGACACCTTCACCGAGGGCGCCGGTGCCACGGCGAAAATCGGCGACCTGGTGCTGATCACCAACGAGCGCGAGGCGGTCGCCGCGTTCGGCCCGACCTCGGCCGTTACCAAGGCCTGCCAGGCCATCTATGCCCGTTCCAAGGCGGTCATTGTCGCCACCGGCGTGGCCAAGGGCGCGGATGCAGCGGCGCAGACCACGGCAGTCATTGGTGGCGTGCAGGCGAACGGCAAGCGTACCGGCCTGCAGGCGCTGCTGGATGGCAAGAGCCGTTTCAACGCGCAGCCGCGACTGATCATCGCGCCCAAGCACAGCGCGACCCAGGCGGTGGCCACCGCCATGCAGTCGATTGCGGAAAAGCTGCGCGCGGTCGCGATCATCGACGGCCCCGGCACTACCGACGAGGCGGCCACCACCTACGCCAAGCTGTTCGGCTCCAAGCGCCTGTACATGGTCGATCCGGGGGTGCAGCAGTGGGACGCCACCAGCAACGGGACGGTCGACGCGCCGGCCTCGGCCTGGGCTGCAGGCGTGTTTGCCTACACCGACAGCGAATACGGCTTCTGGTCGTCGCCGTCGAACAAGGAGTTTGTCGGCATCACTGGTACCACCCGTGCCATCGAGTACCTGGACGGCGACGAGACGTGCCGGGCCAACCTGCTGAATAACGCCAACATCGCGACCATCATTCGAGACGACGGTTTCCGCCTGTGGGGCAACCGCACCCTGTCGAGCGATTCGAAATGGGCGTTCGTCACCCGTGTGCGGACCATGGACATGGTCATGGACGCCATCCTGTACGGCCACAAGTGGGCAGTAGACCGGGGCATCACCTCGACCTATATCCGAGACGTGACCGAGGGCCTGCAGGCCTTCATGCGCGACCTGAAAGCCCAGGGCGCAATCATCAACTTCGAGGTTTACGCCGACCCGGTGCTTAACACGGCCAGCCAGCTGGAGCAGGGCAAGGTCTATTGGAACATCCGTTTCACCGATGTGCCGCCGGCAGAAAACCCGAATTTCCGTATCGAAGTCACCAATCAATGGCTGACCGAAGTCCTCGATCAAGTCGCGTAAGGAGCGCAACACATGGCAATGATTCCCGAAATGCTGGCCAACATGAACCTGTTTGTGGACGGCGTCAGTTTCCAGGGCGATATCCCCAGCCTGACCCTGCCCAAGCTCACCCTCAAGACCGAAGAACACCGCGCCGGCGGCATGGATATGGCCATTGAGATGGACATGGGCATGGAGAAGATGGAGGCCAGTTATACCTCTACCGGCGTGCGCAAGGAGTCGCTGAAGTTCTTTGGTCTGGCCGACGGCAACGCCTTCAACGGCACGTTCCGTGGCACCTACAAGATCCAGAAAGGCGAAACCAAGGCGGTGATCGTCACCCTGCGTGGCACCCAGAAAGAAATCGACTTTGGCGACTGGAAGCCCGGTGACAAGGCCGAGCTTAAACACAGTGTGGCTGTGACTTACTACAAGCTGGAAGTCGGCGGCGAGGTGATCTACGAGATTGACCCGGTCGGCATGAAGCGCGTTATCAACGGCGTTGACCAGCTCGCCAGCCAGCGCCGCGACCTCGGCCTGTAACCCCCTGCAACCTTTCCGCATTCCTTTCCGATTCAAGGACACCGACTCATGAGCAAGCCTGCACCGAAGTACCTCAAGCTGACCGCTGAAAACGTCACCATCACCCTGACCAAGCCAACCGAGCTGAATGGCATCAAGGTGGACACCATCACCCTGCGCGCGCCGACCGTGCGCGACATGCGCATTTCCAGTCAGACCTCGGACGGTGACGACGAGCAGCGCGAGCTGAACCTGTTCGCCTCCCTGGCCGAGGTTGGCGTAAAGGATCTGGAGGGCCTGACCTACAAGGACTACAACCGTATCTCGGTCGGTTACACCTTTCTGGTGCGAGAGGACGAACTGTAATCCCGACAGCATGAAGGCGGCCGCCAAGCGACTGGCGGCCGAGCTGAATTTCTCGGCCGAGGAAATCATGACCATGCCCTATTCGGACGTGATGTGGTGGCTCTCGGACTGAGCCGGCGAGGGGGTAAGCAATGGCGTTAAAGCCTTTGATGCTGGTCATCGGGGGTGCCGTCGCTTCAACGGTCGGCACCGCCTTTAAGACGGTCGAAAGTGGCATCCAGAAGCTGGAAGCCAAGGGCAACAAGGCCAAGGTGCTGAAAAGCACCATTGGCGAAACCATCAAGCTGCGCGAGGAATGGAAGCGCGCGCACGACAGCGGCGCCGCCGGCGCCGACAAGCTGCTGCGCAAACTGAACGGCAACCTTGAGGCGCTGCGCAATCAGGGCGTCGAGGTCGGCCGGCTCAGTCGTGAGTATCAACGCCTGGGCCGCGAGGCGCGCGCCGCCGATCTGCAGGTCAAAGGCCACCAGCAGGTGCAGGCGGGAAAAGAATCGCTCAGGTCGAACATTGGCAAGACGGCGGCAGCCACGGCCGCTGTTGCCGTGCCGACGATGGTCAGCGCGAACTATCAGGCGATCATCCGCGACATTGCGATCAAGGCCGATATTGCCAACAAGCCCGAGGAGCAGCAGCTAACCCGGACGGTGATCGATACGGCCGCCGGCACTGGGATGGCGCGCAATGAGGTGGCCGACCTGGTCAACCAGTTGGTCGGCGCCGGCATGGACCTGAACAAGGCCCTGTCCTATGCGCCGGTGGCGGCCAAGTTCGCCATTGGCCAAGGTGCCTCGGGCGTCGACACAGCGTCGATGATCCAGGCCTTGGAGCAAAACGCCAAGATTAGCGACCCCAAGGTTATGCAGCAGGCCTTGGAGGCCATCGCCTATCAAGGCCAGGCGGGTAGCTTCGAGGCCAGCGACATGGCCAAGTGGTTCCCGCAACTGCTGGCCGGCATGGAGAAAAACGGGATCACCGGGCTAGATGCGGTGACCTCGCTGGGCTCCATGCTGCAAGTGCAGATGAAGACCGCCGGCAGTTCGGACGAAGCGGCGAACAACTTCAAGAACTGGATGGAGAAGATCGGCGCCGGCGATATCAAAAAGGCCTACAGCGATGTAGGCATTGACTATCAGGCCTCGCTGAACACCGGCTTGCAGAAGGGCATGAACGTCATTGAGGCGTCCATGGCCCTGGCCATGAGATACGTCGAGGCGACCGACCCGGCCAAAGCCAAAAAGATCAAGGACGCCCAGGCTAAGATCGACAAGGAAGTCGACCCGGAGAAGGCCAAGGCAGCGCTGGAGGCGCTGGAGAAAACCCTGCGCACCGGCGATATCTTCGCCGACATGCAGGTCAAGGCCGCGCTTACCGCCTACGGCCAGAACCGGGGTCTGTATGAGGAGCTTAAAGCCGACTCCAAGAAGGCCTCGGGCATCCTCGACAAGAACCTGGCCGAGCGCCGCGAAACTTCGGCGCAACAATGGGCGGAGACGGTCCAGGCGGCTGACGATGCCATGCGCAGCATTGGCGATGCCATCCGCCCGGCCACTGACCTGGCGGCCAAGGGGCTAACCGCTGTTGCCCAAGGCATCACCACGCTGTCGGACAAGTTCCCGGCGGTCGTGACGGGCATTGCCGGTACTGTGGCGGCCCTTCTGGCGCTGAGCACTGCTGCCAGCGCGTACCGGATCGGCAAGGGTGCGCTCAACATCGCGCGCGGCGGCTGGCTGGGACGTGGCAGCAAGGAAGACGAGGCGCCGACGCGCCGGCGCGTGACCGGCAACAAGGTGGTCGACGCCGGCCTGGGCGTGCTGGACAAGGTGCTGTCGCCGCGTTCGCCCGATGCCGAACCGGCCAACGATCCGCTGGGGGCCGTCAAAGACCCGCAGCGTGTGTTTGTGGTTAATGCCGATGCCTTCGGCAAGATCGGCGGCGCTGTCGCTAATAGCGGCCCTGCAGGGCCTGCTAGGGGTAGTCGCAGAAGTCGCCGTCGGGAGCGCCGGCGCTCGGCAAGGCAAGGCGCTGCAGCGCGGCCGGTGGCAGCGGTCGAGGCCCCTCAGGCCCCGGCGCCCAGGCCTCGGCCGCTTCCTGCAGCCGCCAGGGCGCTGACCGCCGCCGGCGAGCTGGGCAATGTCGCCCGCTCGATGCGCGGCGTTACGCGGCTGGCCAAGCGCTTGCCAGGCGGCAATTTCCTCGACGCCGGCACGGCTGCGCTCGATGTTGCCCTGAATGCCAAGACCCAGGACGAAAAGGCCGAGGGCTACGGCGCCGCCGGCGGCAGTCTCGCGGGTACGCTCGCGGGCGCCGCTGCAGGCGCTGCGATTGGCTCGGTGGTGCCGGTTATCGGCACTGCCGTGGGTGGTGCCGTCGGCGCCGTGCTGGGCGGCATGGGTGGCGAGTCGGTCGGTGCCTGGCTGGGTAAGCGCTGGTTTGGTGAGGAGGCGGCCGAAGGCGAGGACAAGGCGTCGACGCCGGCCGCCCCTGGTGAGGCGTTACGCGTAACGCTGGAGCCGCAGGAGGTCAAACAAGCCGCCCCGGTCGTGCTCGATGCCGGCAAGCCTGCGCCTGTGGTGGTCGACAGCCGGGATCCGGTCGCCGTACCGCCGGCGGCGCCGGTACCTGCCCTGGGCGATACGGTGCGCGATCAGGCCAAGCCTGTTCCGCCGGCGTCCGCGCCGGTGGTAGTGCCTCCTGCAGCAGCGCCTGCAGTACGCGTTGCTGTGCCCAAGGCGGCGCCGGCAGCGCCTGTGGTGGTCGACAACCGGGATCCGGTCGCCGTACCGCCGGCGGCGCCGGTGCCTGCCCTGGGCGATGCGGTGCGCGATCAGGCCAAGCCTGTTCCGCCGGCGTCCGCGCCGGTGGTGGTACCGCCTGCAGCAGCGCCTGCAGTACGCGTTGCTGTGCCCAAGGCGGCGCCGGCAGCGCCTGTGGTGGTCGACAACCGGGATCCGGTCGCCGTACCGCCGGCGGCGCCGGTGCCTGCCCTGGGTGATGCGG